CTTGTTACGAACGAAGTAAGGATCCTTGTAGACTGTGAAGCGGTTGCTGAGAGAGCCGATTGCCTCTGCACCGATTGTGAATGGAGAAGCGACTTGACCTTCACCGTCGATGGAGAACTTTGGTTTATAGAGGACAGAGCTCTCGAGGACTGTTGCAACGTCTGGGCCGCAGACCATGAAGTTTGCAGAGCCGCGGAGCGTCTTGCGATGGATGGTGTTTGCCACGTCGATGATTGTCTCGACGAGGGTCTCGTACCACTCGCGAACCGTACCTGTGAAGGCTGGTCCGATTGAGAGGGAAGAGGCGAGGGCAACAGGTGCGCCTGTTACCTTGTTGACAAACTTGCCTGGTGCGCGTGACCAGTAGTAGTTTGCGCCGTTTGCCTGTGTGACGAGGTCGCTGAGAATCTCGCGATCAATCTCAAGAGCAATTTGCTCGGAGAGGATTGAAGTGAGTTCCACCTCTGCATCCATTGAGTGGTATGCATTGAGGTCTTGTGCGAGCTCTGGTGACCAGCGAGCGCGTAGCTTGCGGGTTGTTGCAGTTATCGCAAGAGACTCAATCTTGATATCAATCTCTGGAATTGCTGGGGATGGTGATGTTCCGAAGTCGGACTCGAAGGATGGAATCGTGAGTGTTGATCCTGTTCCTGCGGAATCCGCGCCGCCTGCGACGACGGAATCAGACTTGACGAAGCTTACCTTACCAGCTGTTGTTGTGCTGAATGCACCACCGTTTGCGCACTTGACAACCATGAGGATGTGTGCACCGCCGAGTGGGTTTGGTGTGAATGTGGAGCCGTTCCAATCACCACGCTTGTTGAGGCGACGGAGGTTGAGAACGCCTGTTCCACCTTGGTATGCCTCGCCCCATGCTGTTGCTCCGCCTGGTCCTGCGAAGAGTGCAACTTGATCAACTGCTAGAAGGTCTGCACCTGATAGCTGTGAAGTTGGAACGAATACTAACATTGTGTCAAGGTCGTTGTTTGTGAGTGCTGTCTCGACCTGTGCGTCGAAGTCCACAAGGCGTGCATTGGAACCGGAGAACTGTGATCCTGCGGTAAGAACAAGGCCGCTTGCGAAGGTGTCGCCGTTTGCTCCGCCGAATGAACCTGTTGCGATTGTTCCGTCCCATGTAAGAGAAGCTGAACCAGTCACCTTGGAGTAACCTGTTCCAACGAGGTCGTACATACCACCAGTTGCAAGAGATCCTGATTGGACTCCGCGGCCGGTTGGGTTGTTGTAGATGGATGTTCCCTTGGTGTAGGTAGATCCTGCAACACCTGGTTGACCAACGTTTGTTCCGTAGGTGTAATCAAGGTAGAAGATTAGACCTGATGGGAGGCTCATTGGTTGAATGGAAACGAGCTCGTTGGCAACGAGGCCGCCGAACACGCGACGAACGATTGGGAATGCAATGTTGCTGAAACCCTGAATCTGTCCGGATGAAGAAACGTTGCCGCCGCCTGTTGAGAGAGATGAACTCTCCTTGAGGACCTGTGCTGCCTGGTTTTCGAGAAGTTGTGACATCATCTCGCGACGTTGACCGTCGAGACCACGGAGAAGGCCTGTACGGGACCACTTCTCTGTGAGGCGGGCACGCTCTGCGCCGACGTGGCGCTCGCGGATACCCTGTGAAAGTTGCTCAATTGTAAAAGTCTTCATTATTGTATCTCCTGTATACGTTTATCAAAAAGTTGTTAAAAGTTGTGACTCACTTGATTCCAGCGAGCCTTGCCCAACGCTCGGCCTCGACTCCTTCATTGAGGGTCTTTGTTTGTGTTGAGGCCGCTCGGGTGGCCTGTGAAGAAGAACCTAGAATGCGGCCTTCAGACACAGTCCTACGAGGCTTCACCAATGCTTTGGCTAATGACTCGTAAACTAGCTTCGCTTCGCGAACTGTTTCTGCTGCGTCGAGTTGCTCAATTACCTGTGCCTTTTGGCGAGCAGTGAGTGACTCTGTTTGAAGAAGTTTATTCGTGAAGAGTAGCTTTGCGTTGAGCAGATTCGTCTCTGCCAACTTCTTGCTTAGCGTATCTGAACCTGCGCTAGCATCAGGCTTAGCAACGTTATTTGAACGTGTGCTGTTTTTTGCAGTTCCCTTAGAAAGAGACTCTGAAAGTTTATTAAAGCGAGTAAC